ACTAAATCAGAGTTTCTTTTTCTTTTTAAATCTAATACTTCTTGCTTGTTTAATTTTCTGTCACCATATCCACCAGTTCTTGCCATCTCTTCTTTTTGTGCGTTAGCATATTGTATTACTTCATCACAGAATCTAGGTGTTAATGCTGATTTAAAATACCAATAGTAATTAGATATATTCATAAGTTATGGTTTGAATAAAATTCAAACTGTCTTTCTGTTCATTCGTAATGTAATACATATTTGTAGATGGAAACATGATAAATCTATTATCTACAAGAGGTATATCCCAGCTTCTTCCTTTTCGTCTGTTATCTTCATAATGTATCCGGACCCAACACTTATCAACTTTAACACCATATAGTAATGTAAAGTCTGGTGAATTTCTAAGATCAACTGGATCTATATTTAAAAGTGGTTTTGATGTTTGATTAGATTTATAAATATCACCCCAAGAATTTTTGTTAACAAGATTAATATTATACTCAACATTGATATGTTCTGTTATGTATGTATTTAACATATCCCAAGTTCGTGAAAATGGAAATTGTTTATTGGTAAAAGATGATTGTAAAATGTCGTTTGATAATTTATCTCGGTCAATGTCCCAATCTTTAGGCATTGCTACATCGCCGTAATATAGAGCTTGTTCTGTTAATACTTTCTTTTGCATACCACCACCAAATATAAATTATGCTAATGTGTCTGTCAAGTCCCAACCAGTTGCATTATCAGCTTGATGTGCAGATTCATTCCAAACATAAAGCCAATTATGAGTCCCTGCTGTATTTTGATTTTCTTGTTCTGTAGTTAATGCAGGAGCATCACCTATTGGTGATTTCCAAGATGCAGTTGTAGTATCTTTTACCCAAGATGCATATGGTTTTTTAGGCCAAAAGATATTGTTATCTTCGTCCCAAATAAAACCTATACCTGCATAATTTCCTCTAAATGCTTTTGATTGATCTTCTGATTCAACCCGTATATTTTCTTCATTTTGAGTGTAATGTTTATTATTTTTTGTGTTGTAAGATGTTTGAATCCACATTTGTGCAGGCCAATTATTGTGTAATTCTAAATATTGTTGACCTACTGCTTCATCTTCTACACCATCAGCGTTAAGCATATCTTTATTATCAAGTGTTAACACTGTTATAACTTTACTGTTAGCTCCTATTTTTGCAAAATGTGCCATAATATTCTCCTTATATATTAATTTTACTTATTGTTCAACTATTGAAATTTGTATTTTATTACTACTATTCCCGAACCTCCATCACCAGCTCCACCACCTCCGCCGCCGCCAGTATTAGCAATACCACTTGCTGCACCTGTAGGGCCTTTTTGTCCATCACCGCCACCACCAACTCCACCTGCTCCACCACAATTACAGTGAAAAGTTCCACCACCTCCACCGCCAGCATAAACTCCAGCATCAGCACCTGGTGCGTACCAAGGTTGAGAAGGACCAAAAATAGGTTTCATATCTCTTCCAGTTCCACCGGCTCCACCTCCACTATTTGTACCACTAGCACCACAACCAGGACCGCCACCGCCGCCACCACCAGCACTCATTGTTGGTAAGTTGTTGTCTGGGTTTCCATTTCCACCATTTGCACCTTGAGGAGGACTTACAGGAGGTGTATTTCCATTTCCTCCTGGAGCAGATCCACTTCCTCCACCAACTACATATCTTGCAGCTCCACCACCACCTGAACCGCCTGGTTGACCTTGTTCTGAGGGAGGAGCATTTGCAGGTCCAGTCCATCCTGCTCCACCTCCTCCACCACCAGTTGATGTTATTGAATAAAAAACTGAGTTTGATCCATTTCCTGCAGCATTTCCTGTAGATCCATTACAACCTGACCCAGCACCTACTGTAACTGGATATCCTTGAACAGTAATAGGTTGACAAGCTCCTTGTCTAATTCCTCCAGCACCACCAGCTCCTGCTCCAGATGCATTTTGACCTGCACCTCCTCCAGCAACTACCATAAAACAAATATTAGCTGGTCCTCCTGTTGGAATTGCTGAACTATTTCCAATTTGTGATACACAAAATGTTCCTGGTCCTGTGAATACATGGTATTTAAAATCACCTACAGTATTTACTGTATTTCCTCCTGTAGCCACAGTAAACACAGGTTGAGGTGCATCAGATTGAGCACCCTCTTGAGTTACTAACCATCCTTTTGTGGCATCTGCATAAATAAGAGTTACTGAAGTCCCTTCAGCTGATAAAACAGCATCGATTGCTGCTCCACCAATATTAGAACTGTTTCTTCCAATCGTTAAATTATTTGAATCAAATGTATTTGCATAATCTTTTACAGATACAATATCTCCTGCACTTGGACTTGCTGGGAGTGTTACTGTAAAAGCTCCACCTGTAGTATTACAAAAATATCCTTCTCCAGATACTGCTGTAAAACCAGATGTTTTAATTGATGTTTGCCAATCAACAGTACCAGTTCTACCAAAACCTGTCTGTGATGCACCGGATGCTAAAGTAACTGTATCACCACTTGCACCTAAAGTTATTGTTGTACCTGATTGAGAAATTATGCTTCCGCCATCAGTTGCTTTTAATGCATTTGATTTTAAATCACCATTAACTGTTACTGGAACACCTGCTGTTACCGATACTGAATCTCCAGAATCTCCAACAGTTACTGTACCACAATTTGTTCTTGGACTTATTTTATTTACTTTTACTTCACTCATAATTTACCTATTGAAATTTGTACCTTAATATTACCATACCAGAACCACCATTTCCCGCTCCACCAGGTCCTCCACCACCACCGCCACCGCCAGTGTTTGTTGTACCATTAGGTCCACCTACTGCTCCTTCAGCTCCAGTTCCACCACCACCTGCTCCTCCAGGTGCTCCAGCTGGTGATCCTACAGGATATCCTCCACCTCCACCACCAGCAAAATATCTCGCATTACTAACAGGTCCTGGAGTTCCTTCTCCTGGTCCTGCAAAACCTGCAGCTACTACAAATGAACCTATACCACCTGCTCCACCAGTTTTTGGAGGAGTAAATGATGAACCAGCAGCGCCAGCTCCACCACCACCAGCATGACAACCTGGTCCTCCTGGATTTCCTTGAGGTGGACTAACAGGAGGTGTGTTTCCAAAACCACCACCCCCACTTCCAGAACCACCATTGGTTCCATCAGAACCTCCACCACCTGCAGATGTAATTGTTGAAAAAACTGAATTAGATCCACTTGTATCTATTCCTCCACCACCTCCAACTGTAATTGGAAAGGCAGCAGCTGAAGCCGTAATAGCTGTTGAATTAGCTAAAGGAGATGTTAAAGGGGCTGGCATACAAGTAGCGTTAGATAATCTAAAACCACCTGCTCCTCCACCTGCTCCATCTCCTGGAGTACTATCTCCACCACCACCTCCAGCTACTACTAAATAATCTATGTCAGTTGAACCAAATACATTTCCTGCATTACTTACAGTAAAAGTTCCTGGTCCTGTAAATTTATGAATTTTAAAATCTCCGCAGGTACTAACTGTTCCTCCAGATGCAGCCACGAAAGCAGGAGCTATACCTGCTTCTGTATCTTCTGCGTTTTGAACATTTATCCAACCTTCTGTTCCGTCTACATAAACTAAAGTAATGGCTTGACCATTAACATTTAAAAGAAGACTGCCCACAACACCACCAATTTTTTCTGAACCGTTTGGTGTCACTGTTAAATTATTTGTAGCAAAAGTTCTTGTGTAATCTGAAATAGCTACTATTGCACCTGCTGATCCTGCAGGTAAGTTTACTGTAAAAGCACTTGATGTTGTATTACAAAAATATCCTTCACCAGATGCTGCTGTAAATGTACTTGTTTTAATACTTCCTGTCTGCCAATCTACAGATCCTGATCTACCAAATCCTGATTGAGATGCACCTGATGCAAGAGAAACAGTATCACCTGAAGCACCAATCGTAATTGTTGTTCCTGATTGACTGATAATATTACCAGCGTCAGATGCTTGATACGCATTTGATTTTACAATGTTTCCTGCAACTGCAACTGTATCACCTGCTGCACCAACTGTAATTACATCACCACTTTCGTTGATAATGTTATTATCGTCTTG